CTTCACGATTCTGCTGAAGCGTAGTCGAACGCTCAAGTTTCTTTTGCAAGCTACGGACACCACCATAGCCAGCAAGAGAAGGGATTGGATTTTTCTTTTTGACTTCATCCATTAAAATGGTAAATCGTCAGGAATGTCATCAAAAGTTGGCTTTGCTGCATTAGCTGGAGCAGCCTTTAGTGCTTTTGGTTTGCCTAAAGATACAGTAATATATTCAATACCAGAATGTCCGCTAAGTTTCTTAGATACATTTAGATAAAATAAATTGCCATCATGGTCTGCAAATTCACCAGTGAAGTCTGCATGCCAATCTTCTTTTTTATTCTCGTTAATAAACGCTACACCAGTTCCTGGTTTACGTATTTTTTGTTCTGCCATTATATTCTCCTTTATTTAATTGGCGTGGGTTTTACTTTTTTCGTCATACATTCTTCGCATATCCATCTGCGATTCTTACCATGTGCTGCAATCTTCCATTTACCATTGACACTAAACTTGTATTGGTAGCATGTTGAACAGAATCTATCACCAAGTGGACTAGGTTCTGCATGTACATACTTATCCTTTAGTTCCATATTCGCTAATAGTCACTACTGCTGATCCTCCTGGTTTAGGTGTACTGCGTGCAATTGATAACATATCTATCTGTGAATCGTCATCATACACACCCGCTGACATCAATGCATCTAAAATAGCCTTCAAGCAATTATCGAGATCAAATATACGCCTACTTCTAGGATGAATATAAATATTAACAGAAAGGCGAGCATCGCCAAAAGATCCCACTTTGTCTCTAAAGCAGATGGCTTGGACTGCTGTCTTGAATAATACGCCTTCTTTCGATATGAATCTTCTTTTGCCATTTGCTCTCCAATATGTATTCACTGATGGTGGATATGGAAGCTCTAATATCATTAAATTATTTTATTCAGTCTTGAATTAATATCGCCACCTTTAGAAAGGTATGCTTTAATTGCATCATTAATAATACTAGCCTTTGGTTTTTCTTGTTCTTTAGCTGCTTTATCTAATAGTTCAACACTAGAGGGTGTCAATCTTACTAGGAATGGTTTTAGTTCGGTACTCATTCTATCTCCTTATACTTGGTTAATTGCTTGACTACTTTCTTCTTAATATCTTTTTGGCCTGTTTTTTTCTTAGGTCTTAAAAATTCAGGCAAAATACAATCAATTGCTTTATAGGCTTTTAGATTAGGTGGATCTTCTCGCCAGCCTGGTGACTTTAATTCCACTTGACCTTTATCATTTTTGTATTTAACTTTATATTCATACTTACCGAAAGCTTTAGCCATGGATTGCATCCACTCTTTAGCTTCCATCTTTAAATACTTTCTCTACATTACCAGTAGAAGGATGGAGTTCGTATTCATATTCTTTAATTGTCTCAACAGAAGATGGTTTCTTCTTACCAAATATCTTATCGAAGTTGGCTTCAAAGATTTCTCTATCAGTAAATGGTCGAGGTTGTGATCCTTTGCTCATATGCTCAATATATATCTTATAGATATACAAGTCAATAGTATGTTCGCTTGACTTAAAAATAAATATGGCTTATATTACTCATACGGGGCCATTACCCAGCCTTCCTAAATGTAGTAGCTGACAGATAGGGATAAACGTGTTTAATCGGTGGATTCTCCTTACAAGTTGCTCTCGGATGAGATCAAGTAACAGTATCGGGGATCAGACCACTGGGGATGTGAAGTAGTGCATTACATCCAAACTAGATAAACGAGAAGCTACAATCCATCTGGATTAGTAAGATAATTTAAACAATACTGTTTATTATCGGGTTAGGTCTATTATTCGCACGAACTCTATCACATGATCCTCTATATTACCTATAAGCTACTAGATACGTTAATGTTTGGTTTGTATTTAATCTATATATTTATAAAGGCAGTCAGTAGGTAAGGTCTGCTTTTGCTAAGACATACCATGTTGATAAGATATCTGTTGTCAATCATCTTGAAAAAGTAGGAAAAATTTGTGTGGGATACCCCTCGGTATATGAGAGGGTGGGGAGGGGAAGCATGTGCCTTCTGAATTAGGCAAGGTGTTTCATAGGGAATCAATAAGCCTTGAGTCTCTTGCTATATAAGGGATGTCATTGGAGGCGTTTACTTTTTAAGGATGCTAAACGAACCATTAGCCCTCTTGTATGATGCTCTATGAACCTAGAGCCATGCGGATTCTGACTTCTTTAGGTGTTAGTCCTTGAGATAACAGCCTTTCAGCCAATATGAGGTCAGCTTCTCTTGTTATAGTATTAAACAAGCTAGTTAAGTCATCATCTTCCTGAATTGCTGATTGATTAACCTTCAATGGTTCATTGCTATCCTCTAACTGGTTGATAACTTTGTTAGTCTTTAATATCTCACTGATATCAGCATTAGTGAATTGATGCTCTTTTAAATCATCATCCTTAATCTTTTCATCATAGATAATTCGTCTAGTATTTCCTTTCAACATAGGAAAATAGTTTGACTTAGTTTCAATAATGCCTTGTGCTTCTAACTTGTTTAAGTGTTTGAGGATGTTTTGAGGGCTGCACTTCAAATCTTTTGCAATAGTCTTTAGACTAACAAAAGAATAACCGCCTCTATTGCAATAACTAGCTAATATGGCTAATACTCTTAGATTCTCCCCGCTTACTTTTCTATTTAAAAAGGCCTTCAAAGGAACCACACAGAAGCGCCTTTGATCCTCATTTTTAACTGTCTTTAGCTTTATTTGCTCGGGGATTTTGTATTTAGATTCAATCATTTAAGCATTTTAACAAAATTAATTGCATTAAGCTATTGACAGCTTTAAATTAATCATCTATCGTTCGCATGTAGATATCTATTATCTATTAATCATTAATAAACTTTGAAAGGTAAATTATGAGAACTAAATACTCTAGCAATTCAGAACTAAGTCATATCTGGGCAAATGATCCCGATCCTAGTATCGGTAAAAGCGCCAATTCAATGAGCTGTCAAAATGGCAAGTTATACAGCTATTCAACATGTATTGCTCAAATTATTGGTGATACTGTTATTTATAATACTCATTCCTACAGTGTGACCACATCAAAGCAACAAGGCTACATGCAATCAGCAACAAGCCATTATTCAAAAAAGATTTATTTAGACATCCCGAGACGTGGCCTTGATTCTCTAGTATTCAATCAACGAGACTTTGAGGAGATTGTAATAAAACCAAACGCCAACAAAGCCAACGATTTATTAGTTAAGGCTTCAAGGTCTAAAAAGTACGCTACTTTATACAGCGGGCAAGCATTCAGCATTATTAAGAATTTAGAAAAATATGCTTTATTTACTGGCCTTTTCTACTCATGCCCCGATATTGATGATCTTCAAGAGCTAGCCATTAAAGCTGACAAGGAAGCAAAAGCCCTTGAGAAAATCAGACGCGCTGAAAGAATTAAAGAGCAAGCGGAAGCGCTTATTAATTGGCGCAAGGGTGAAGATGTGCGCAATCGTTTTGAGATTACAGCATTAAGAATTAAAGAAGATCAAATTGAAACCACAAAAGGCGCTCGCATTCCCCTCGATCATGCTGTTAAGTTTTGGGGCTTGATTAAGTCATGGCATGAAAAGGGCGTTTCATATGTCAAAGATCATCATTCTATTCATTTAGGCAATTATTCAGTTAATAGATTTGAAAATGGCATTTTAACTGTTGGCTGTCATTCAATCCCATATTCTGAAATTGAGAATATAGCGCATCAATTACGTTTAAATTAAGGGGCTAATCATGACTAATTTATTAAAGAACTTTTGTTATTTAGCTTTAGGGTTAATAAGTTTTTATTGTTGGCTCATTCTATTACTAGCATTCTAAAGTTATCTTTAAGGGCGTTTAAATAGCGCCCTTATGGGCTAATTTTGGCCAATAAACCATGAAAGGTTAATAACATGATAGCAATTAATAGCGTTGAAGTATTAAAGCAGCATTGCGATGATAGCCCATACAATGAGTTTTTTTTAAGGCTTAATCCGTTTTGTAGGTCTACAAAAACAATTCAATATTATAGCGATGTTGATGTCTGGTACATCATTAATCAAATTGATGATAGTGAGATTGAATACGGAAGCACAAAAGAACTTATTGAAAGCGAACCATTGATTATTAAGGCAATGGCTTGCAATGCATTCTTTAAAAATGATTAATTAAACCATGAAAGGTTATATATGAAATTTATAGCTTATTATCGCGTTTCAACTGATAAGCAAGGCGAGAGCGGGCTAGGTTTGGAAGCTCAAAGAACTATTTGCTACGCCTACGCCCGCAGCATCAACGCTGAAATCATCTCAGAATATACCGACATCGAGAGCGGCTCTCATAATGATAGGCCTGAGCTGCTCAAGGCGTTGGCATTATTGGAAATTGAGAATGGCTCTCGTTTACTTGTTGCTAAGCAATGTAGACTTACTCGATCCGTTGCATTGATGAGTAGCCTATTGGAAAAGAAGGTGCCGCTTACCATAGCGGAAACGCCCGAAGCTAGTATTTTTGAATTACATATTCGAGCTGTATTAAATGAAGAAACAAGGCGACAAATCTCAATCAATACGCGCAATGCGTTAATGGCCGCCAAAGCAAGAGGCGTTAAACTTGGCGCACCTAGAGAGATGATGAGAGTCATAGCTGTCAAAGGCGGTCAAGCACAAGCCAAAGTTAAGATAGCCTACGCATTAAAGATCAAACCTATGTTTGACTTGGCCATGGAAAATTGTGGCCGAGCATCATGTCGCAACATCGCAAAGAAGCTCAATGAACTAGGCGTTAAAACGTACTCAGGAAGCACGTGGACAGCGCCTAACGTATCTTATTATCTCAACAATATCAAAGACAAGGAAAACATAAAATGGTAGGAAAAGTCACGCCCGATGACATGATGTCATGCTCAAGGCTTCCAGCATTATTAGGTTTCAGTAAGTTTCGAACGCCTAATGATGAATTGAAGTATTCAATTAATGCACTTAACGGAGAGGCTAATGAGTTTACAGAGCAAGAGCCTATGTTATGGGGAAACCTTACAGAGAAGTTAATATTATCCGAAAGCTGTAAAAGGCTTGGCGTTGATATTGATGATCTAGCCCATGATAAACCATACTTTCATCCTGACATACCATTGGCTACAAGCCTTGATGGCACAGCGTCTGGCAATGGCACAACAATCTACACTGACATTGACAAAGGTATTTATGTCATGGGGCATGATTCAATTAAGCTTGATGGTTATGGTATTTTAGAAGCCAAGCTTACTGCTCAAGAAGTCGAGAATGAGCCAGCGCCATATCGTGGTGTGATCCAGCTTCAAGGTCAAATGGATATTATGAAAGCATCATGGGGCGCTCTTTGTGTGTTATACAAGGGTACAACATTACGCATCTTTTTATATCCCATTAATGAAGATCACATCAACATGATTCACAATGCTGTCGAGGACTTTCAAGAGCGTTTGAATAAGTATAAAACTAATCAAGAGATTGAATGGTATGACTTACAAAACTCTTTTGAAGCCAGTCGTGTGTTTGATCGTGCTGAAAAGAGTACGATTGAGTTACCAGAAGTTGAGATCCAAGCTGAGAAGATCATCACAATTCGTGAGCAAATCGCGGAGTTAGAAGCACAGATTGATCGCTTGCAAATCAACATCATGGAGCATATGAGGGATCACGAAGTATGTAATGCGGGTCGTTACAAAATCTCATGGCCTATGCGTTCTTACAAAGCACAGCCAGCAAAAACTGTGCCAGCTAAAGAAGCGTACGTCATTCGTCAGTCTAAACTTTCAATCAAGGATCGTATATGATTAAAAGATTAACTCATTTTCAGATCCGTAAGAAATGGCGTATTAAGTTACACGCTAAAAGATGCCACGATCACGATCAGTCAGGTGCTAGGTATAGCAGAGATGCTATGGTACTTAACCGAGCCATGGACATGTACAAGATTGATGGTAGGAGAGCAGCATGGTAGATAATGACCAAGATCGTTTTGAAACAGAAGTTATGAATGAATTACAACAACAGGAGAAAAGTATGAAAACTATATCAGCAGCATTTATTAAAGCACAAAAGGAGTTCGCTCCAGCAATTAAGACAGCTACCAATCCACACTTTAGAAGTAAGTATGTAAACTTAGAAGGCTGTATTGAGGCTGTGATTGATGCATTACATAACAATGGCATTGGTCTTATACAAAAGACACATGATTGTGATGATGGTGTCAAGGTAGAAACTGTATTTATCCATGAGTCAGGTGAGACTTTAAGTGGTGGCATCTTACACATACCAGCATCTAAGATAGATCCGCATGGCGTTATGGCATCGCTTACTTACTGTCGTAGAGGTAGTTTAATGGCGGCCTGTGGTATTGCGCCAGAGGATGATGATGGTAATCTAGCTACAGAAAGAGCTGGCAGTGTTGTAAAAAAGCCACAAACTAAGGAATATACCTTCTATATTCCTAATAAAGACCCAATAGAGGTATCGGATGTATTGACATGGCAAGCAAAATTCGATCAAATGTCTGAACAGCTAGTTAATTCTAGCTTAAACCCAGAGGATAAGATATCGAAACTTAAAGCATTAGTAGACGCTAATCAGCCAACACTAAATCGCTTACCCATAACAGTTAAGATGCAATACATAGGCAAACAAGCCACACGCATCAACACAGTGAAAGGACAATCAAATGAAACCAATTAAGACAGACTTCAATGCTTTTGAATGGCGTTATCCACGATCATTTAAAGAGCTTAATGGCTATGAATACGAGGTGACAATGGAGTCACCCAAAGAGAAAAGGCAACGCATATGGAGAGCAACAAAGATCTCCGTAGGCATTGCCTTATCATTGTATGCTTGGCTTATTTATTCATTACGTACATTGTAACTTCGAAGCCAAAGCGCATTTCAGTAGCTGCTGGAGTTGTCCACATGGTGTTAGTCCTTATCTATGACAAGCAAGATTACTTGTTACGCAAATTATGCACTTTTTGCAAGACAAACTAATCAGTAAAACCATGAAAGCTACCTAATGAAGGAGACTTTATGTTAGATATTGCAGCAGTCATGTGTATGAGTTTGACCATGTTCCATGAAGCCAGAGGTGAACCTATCTCTGGCCAAGTGGCAGTGGGGTATGTGCTTTATCGGAGAGCTGACTTTGACCAAAAGAATATATGTTCGGAGACTTTCAAGCCACACCAGTTTGAATGGACTAAAAAGACAAAGCATGTCCCGCCTTATGAAACACTCAAACCATTTATAGAATTATCCCAAAAAATTATCCAACAAAAAATCAAAGACAGTAGCAAGGGAGCTAGTTACTTTCATAATGTTAAGATGGATAATCAATGGGGTATGAAGCCAAGAACCATTATTAACAATCATATATTTTATTAGGAGAATATTATGGATGACGAGTTAGAGCCTAAGAAAGTTAAGAAGCCACTCAAAGGATTGCAAAAGTTATACGAAGATCCAACTGAGGATGATAATGACATCAAAGATTTTAAACACGATCATGGGATAGGCGAACGATACGATGAGTAATATATTTATAGGCATTCCAATGTATGGTGGTGTATGTACAGGAGAGAATGCGATTGGCCACATCAATGCAACAAAGCTATTCTTAGATAGAGGGATAGGTTATAACTGGCAATTTCTTTATAACGAATCCTTAATTACAAGAGCTAGGAATGGATTGGTTAAGATGTTCTATCAAACAGATTGCACTCACTTACTATTCATTGATGCTGACATTAGTTATCATGCAGAAGATATTGTATCTATGATTGATGCAGATAAAGATATTATCTGTGGTGTGTATCCTAAGAAACGTATTGCATGGGAAAAGATTGGCGATGCAGTAGCGCGTGGTATTCAAGGGGAAGATCTAAAGTATGCTACGGGTGATCTTGTTATTAATAAGCTTAACTATATTGATACGCCATTGCATTCAATGACAGAACCTATAGAAATATTTAATGGTGGCACAGGCTTTATGCTTATCAAGCG